GGTTTGACGCCAGAGAATGCTCGGATACATATCCGTGCGAGGATTTTTATCTCAGAGCAGGGGCGTTTTCGTGCTCTATATCCAATGAGAAGCTGTATCAGGCAATACTCTCCTTACCAGAGCAACAACGAATTGTACTCGTTCTTGATTTCTGGTGCGAGTGGCCGGATACGCAAATATCAAAATATTTAGGAGTGACTGCGCGCACTGTCTACAATTTGCGGCAGCGTGCGTTCAAAGCAATACAAATATATTATGGAAATGGAAGTGCGGCTGCCCGGCCTAAACCATGAACTCATTTGCGATGCGGCAAAAGGCCGCGCCGATGCGTTGGAGAAGATTCTCCTTTATTATGATCGGTACATCAACGCTGTTTGCTTATACGAGCGTCTTGATAAAAACGGCAGGATACGAAAAGAGATTGACCTCGATATGAAAACCCAAATTCAGCTTAGGCTCGTCGAGGCAATCAAGAAGTGGAGGGAGTTGCCATGATTTCAGTGCCCGAACTGTTCACCTTTGCTTATGTCCCCGATTGGTTTAGCCAGCTTGACGCGAGAAGGAGATATGAACAATGAGCGAAGCCCGAGTTTTGACGCCGCGCGTGACGATGGTTCCCGCCACCCTGAACCGCTTCACGGCGATGCCCATTGCCAACACCCGTAAGCGCCGTGTGGCCGCCTATGCCCGCGTATCCACCGAAAATGAAGAACAGCTTACCAGTTACGAGGCGCAGGTGGGCTACTATACCGAGTACATCCAGTCCAATGCCGCGTGGCAATTCGTGGACGTTTATGCCGACAAGGGCATTACCGGGACGAGCATAAAAAAGCGGGATAGATTCAACGACATGATTCAGGATGCGCTGGACGGGAAGATCGACCTCATCATAACAAAGTCCGTTTCCCGCTTTGCCCGCAATACCGTGGATTCGTTGCAGACCATCCGAATGCTCAAAGAGCGTGGCGTAGAGGTCTATTTCGAGGAAGAGAACATTAAACACGGCAGAAATCCAATAAATTAAAGGGTTTCTGCCGTGTTTTTGTGTCGCTTTGTCGCTTGTTTGTCGCTTAAACCTGCAAAACGTCGCTAAAATATACTCACAGAAAAGAGAAAGCGGAACAGCTTTCGCCGCCCTATATTTTGCATTACGCCGCTAACCATAAGTCAATACAACCTTGTATGCGCTCGCCCCATTCAGTTTCATTTGCCGCGAGCGGGATTTGTTCGATAGCCGAATTCAAAAACCGTTTCACATCGTGCGGTTCTGGGCGGTTCAGGTTATTATATGCGATATCAACAAGTCGCATAAATTGGTCCAACTCAAGCGGTATTATCTGCGCTTTACCGCCATAATAGCCTATGTTTATTTGGTTCAATGCGTAAAAGTGCGATAATGCCGCCGGATTGATTGTCGGAGCTATGAATAAGCAATAAGCGTCTTTTCCCGTCCTGCTTTTCATTTGCCCATAATGACGCGCTACGGGTTCGCCCTCTGTTTCATATTGGCGTTGTCCGCTCTGCATAGTTACTTCAACCGAAAGAACAAAGTCGCCGTAATCGCACTCAATATCAGGCATATTTCCTTGTGCCGTGGATAGCGGTTGCCCTGCGTCGTCAAATTTAAAATTACCCTTAATGTCGCCGCCGTCAAGCATAGTCATTGCCCGCCACGTGTTATATTCAAGCATTAGCGGCGCGTCGAAAATCTCGTCGGCTATTATTTCGTTGTAAGTGTCCATAATCTCGGAATACAGGGAATAGGACTTTATTTCCTCAACCTGTGCGGTTATAACCGCGTCTTTGCGCTTTTGGATTATATCGTCTCGTAAGTCTTTCAATTCATCTATTGGTCTACTAATAAGTTCCCGTTTTGTATATGTGCCAATACGCATAAGCGTATCAACAATATTTTCTTTAATGTCAACATAAAGAGCGGGTTGTGTCTCTGAAAACAAATGTGCTTTATATGCTGCTTCATCGTCAATGAAAACGGGCTTTCGCTCTATAGTTGAAAGGATATAATCCACATCCGGAAACTTGTCAGCAAAAAAAGAAATTGTCCTGCTTCTGTGGGATAGGGAAACAAGCCCGGTATAACGCAAGTAACGGAAACAGGCGTCAGCATAGTCCCGCAAGTTACTTTTCTTTGTTGATATGAATTTCTTCAAACTTGCGTCGGCGGTTTCTCGCGTTCGTGTCCTGCCCTCACTGATATTGTCGCTATAAATGCTCATAACTGCGTCTGTCCATGCTTCATTGACAAGACGCTTGTATTCGCCCTTGCGGGCTTCTTTTTCAATGCGAAACGCCAAAATTGCCGCTTTTATAACTTCAAATTTGCGATAGTCCGTCAGTTGAACGGCGAATATTTTTAGTTCGTCAAAAGTTATATATTCTAATTCGCGCACTAACCGCATTATTTCAAGGTATGGACGGACATAAAATGTCCCGGTAATACCACGATTATCAATATGATAAGGAGACGGCAACTGAAATTTGAGCAACTGCCGCAAGAATGTTTCCTGCGGACGTTTGCCGGATATTAAGGCTTTGCCCGCGTCGGTTAAAGAAATATGTGGTTTTAGGTCAACAAATCCTAACGACTTAGGCGCGCGGTTGATTCTATCCCTTGCACTAAACGCCTTATCAGTCGGTGAGCCTGTACCCTCGAAAAAGTCAGATTCCGCAAGTCTATCAATGAATTCTTCTTGCGTCCCACTATTCCATTTACGCCCCTCAAACTGTTCGTGTAACAGGCGTACTTCTGGTATCATTTTTGCGGGGGTTCTCGGCGATGTCGTGAAAAACAACGCCTTATTATCAAGTCGCGCCATAGCCTTTTCCCCCTTATCTTAATAGTTCTTAACAACAATATGAATTTTGTCGTTGTTAAAACGGTTTCTAATGTTGACGGCATAGTTTTTATAGTATTCATCAAAGATAAAGCCGTCGTATAGTTCTTCTGTAAGCGGCGTCTTGCCAATAACCATTAGAGAACGGCAAGGCAAATTTCGAAAGTCAGCAGCTAACCGGCGGTGTTCCACTTCGTCGAAACCGTTCATCATATCAATATTTCCGTAGTCATTAAATACACAATCGTACGGCGGGTCAAGGAATATAAAATCGTCCTCCTCGGCCATATCAAATATTTGCCGATAGTCAAGGCTAAACAACTCTGCACCCTGAAGCAATTCGCTATGTTGCAAAGTAACTAGCCGTGTATTGAGATTTGGATAGCGTCCAAATGGCACATTATATTCTCCGTTGCTGTTATAACGTATCATACCGGAATAGGCAGTCTTGTTTATAAAAAAGTACAGAACGCCGTCTAGGTAGGTATTATCAGGATGGTTAAACAGGTCACGAATACGATAATATAAATCCTCATTTGCGTTCGGTACGCGTTCTTCTGGATTTTGTGCTTTTAGGCGTTTATAGGCACGCTGATTGGCCTCATACTGCCTTTGAAGTTCATCAAGTTGCTGCCGCATTTGTGGATAATCATTTCTTAACTGCTGATAGAACGTCATGAGACGCTCGTTGACGTCGTTAATAATAGCGTTTTCCGGCTCAAGGTAGAAATACACTGCACCGCCGCCAAAGAACGGCTCTATGTAGCGGTTGAAATCGTCAGGGATATATTGCAGGAAACGCGGAATTTCGCGCGATTTCCCGCCACGATATTTCAATACTGGATTCATCGCGCACCTCCCATTGTTTTTACTTAGCAGCACACAGACTTCTCTCAATAATTGTATCACAAACGGTACAAGAAAACAATTCCTGAATTTCCCTTTTTATTGGACGGATCGCCTTTTGCAGTACAGCGTCATATCCTCCCTGTACCCCTCGAACGTGTCCACGCGCGTTATATCGTACAATACGCCGTTGAAGCGTATAACATGCGTGGTGTCCAGCCCTGCCCGCCAGTTGACCGTGAACAGCACTTCCTCGACCGCCATTTGCGCGGACGCGGCGAAAATCTCCTTGCCGGACAGGTGACGGAAGTACGCCCATACGGGCGCGCCCGTGGGCATAAGTGTTTCGACGATATAGCCGTTTTCGTTCTCGACGGCCACCACCGCCAGAATCTCAATTTTCTTGTCTTTCAGCTTCATCAGATCGCCCCCGTAAATTCATTCAAGTGTTCATACAGCCCCACATAGCAATCCAGCAGCGCCGCCGTGCCGTCAATGCGCTGCCGTGGGCTTTGATTCTTGATCGGCACGATATTTCCGTTGCGGTCGGTCTGTATGCCCGTGTTCGTCAAGCACCATTTGAGCACCGGATTATTGTTGTAGTTCACCTTGCGCGCCTGCAAATCCGCGCCCAACATCTGCATGGGCAGGGACAGCGTCTTTGCGCCTTGTATGCAGCGTACCATATTGAAACCCTGCATCTGCATCTCCTCCACGAAATACCGCGCGGAATAACTGTCATAGTACACCCATGCCGGGAACAGTTCGTATTCCTTCACCGTGTCTGTGAACCATGCCGCCACGTCCGAATAGCTGATCGTATTCCCCGCGCACAGGCGCAATAGGCCGCGTTCCAGCCACTTGTCATAGGGGATTTTATCCTGCTTCACGCGCTCTTGCAGGCGGTCGGCGGGTAGCCAGTACATTTGCGTGATATACTTTGTATCGCTGCCCCGCTTCATGAACAGCAGGCTTGCGCAGGTCAGATCGGTCGTAATAGACAGGTCAACGCCGCCGATGCAGTAGGTGCCCCGGAATTCATCAAGGTCGAATGTGTCCGTGTTATTGATCGCGTCAAAGGAAAGCCACGCCGTTTTGACGGTTTCCCGGATATTGAATTCCTTGCACAATACGCCGGACAGTTCCGCCGGGTTTTGCTTCGCTCGCTCCACCTTGATGCGCAGATCGTCCGTTTTTTTAATCGCCCCTAAAGACGGGTTCGCCTTTGCCCACGCTTCCGGCACCGTCCATTCGTCGCGCTTATCCAGTTCGTACAAAATGGGCAGGAACGTATCATCCGCAAGCGCTCCGTCCGCAACCGCGCAGGCGTGGTTATATAGATCGTCGAAAATACATTCGCGCACCGTCCCGGCGGTCGTGATCATCACAAGCAGCGGTTGCCGCCGCGCCGATTGGCTTTGCCGCATGACTTCATAAAGGTTTCTGTCCTTTACGCCGTGCAGTTCGTCCATGATGACAAAGGACGCGTTCAGTCCGTCCAGACTGTCCGAATTGCGGGAAAGCGGTTGCAGCTTTGACATGGACGGCGTATAATATAAGGGCA